TTCTTGGTGACGGGCATTGACCAGACTTCGTGATGCGGTGATCCAGTCGCTTCAACGCCTAAATCATCCAACAGTTTCTGATCGTCAGCCATCTCTGGATAATCTCTAGCAATCTTCGTTACACCCACTTTAGACCCAAACTTTTTGCCCCACTTAGCTGCATAGTTCTTTAGTATTTTGTCATAAAAGCCCTTCATGCCTTCGCCGCCGACTTCTAACTGTTCGCCGGTTAATGACCGCAATCCATTTTTAGGCTTTTCTGACAATAAACGATCCGCAGCTTCTTTACCTATGAGTTCCGGCAAATCGTCTGGCGTTACACCAGTTCGAGCAATAACTTCCTCGCCATTAAGGCCAAATGCCTTAAAGTTAGTACCGCTTAAATGAATCTCACTAATCTGCTTGCTCAAATTATAACGCTCGGCCTGCACCTTGCCCGGCGTCCACGCGATTGCGTCGTAGCCTTCTTCTGCCGCCATACGCGCAACACGCCGGAACGACATTTCGTGCCACGTCTTTTTCAGTGGTGCGTCGGGGACTTGTCCAACGTTTCCGAAATACTGTTCAAAATCTTTTTCTAACGCTTCATACTCTTTGGTCAAGCCGGGATCGCCGCCTGTAATTGCTTCTGATTTGCCCAAACGGGCATCATAGTAAAGAGAACGATATTTTTTAAATTGATCAAACCTCGCTTGCGTTGGTTCATCCATTGTCGGCACGGGAACCTTATAACCTTGCTTGCGTCCTGTCTGATGCCAATCGCTCTGTATTTCCTCAATGAACAGTATTTTCTCGCCGTCGGGACCAGTGCGGTCATTGAGGCGCATGTGAGCTAGGACGTTTGGCTCGTCGAAGTGAGGCGTGCGAAACTGACCTCGATCTTCTCTTTTGCCCACAAGAGTTATGTATTCATCACGCTCTGCGTCGGTTAAGCCGTCCAAGCTGTCTGCAATGCGCTTGTCAGTAAGCTCATTAAGGCGTGCCAACTCTGTGTCTGAGATGGTAGCGCCGCTAACTTTGGGCAACGTCAGCAGCACCTCGCGATAGTTCTCGCCACCGGGTAACGTGTATTCGCCAAATTTTGTACGGTCTTCCAAGCGCCCCGCGTCATCTAAACCGCGACCTCCGAGCGTTTCGCTAAACGCAGCTACTAAATCGGTTATGTAATCTTGATGATCGCCACCTGTAATGTCAGTCAGCACTTCTTCAAGATCAAAACCAAACTCATTAACAGCCTCTTGCGCCAACCGCTCATCAGACATCTCTTCAAGTTCTGCGCGATAATCTTCAGATGATTTTATGCCGACGTCTCTTTTGCGTGGTAAAGTTACCTCTTCGATTTTTACCTCATTCGCCTGCATATGTTCCTGCACTTCGGCTTTTGTAACAGACTTTTTACCTTTTAAGAAATCATCCAGCCCAGTCCACGCCATTTCCTCTGGCTTCACACCTTCACTTTTTGCGATCATTGCACGCATCTGCTGTGCGCTGCCTTTCTCCATCGGCAGAGCATCAACTGCATTGCTCACAGCGCTGAAAAATACTGGAGCCGGTGCGCTTACCTCATCTGCGGCGGTCGCAGGCACTGGACCCACGCCGCTCATCAGCGTCGAACGTGACTGCCCCGCAGTGTCAAACAAATCTCGAACAACAGGGCCGACAGTATCTGTAGCGACAGCTTTCACCGCGCGTGCAGCTTGCGGAACCATCGCAGCGCCGCCAGCCAGCGCACCCATGCCAAAGCCAAAACCGCCGGCCGTAGCAACGGTAGCCCAGTCAGGATTGAATGGGTTAGCTTCGTCAATTTTCCCATGCTTTAATCGCTGCGCCATGTACTCACCAAAGGCTGCATAGGCCGAGCCTTCTGCACCTAGAGCGGAAAGGCCAGCACCTCGCAGTGCCACCTTCATCAGACGATTTTTTACAGCCTGCGTGCCGCCAGTGCGTAGAAGCTGCTGAATTATCTTTATGCCACCAATACCGCCGATATAAGTAAAAGCATCGGTGCCAAGGCTGCGGAGCATCCGGCTGGTGCCGCTCCATGTCCAGTTTGGGAGTTGTTCGTATTCTTCCAACAAAGCAGCGGTCGCAAGCGCTACTTCTGCAGGCATGTCGTCAATCTTCGCCCAGTTTATTAGGCCGCTCATCATGTTGTAGTTAAGATTGCCGCCAAACTCGATTCCGAACTTGTTGACGTCGGCATCACTACGGTTGCGCGCAGTGTCCATATAACGCATGTCCGTCGTGTATAGCTCTCGTGGCGTATTGGACATTTGTTCGCGAAACCTTGCGCTTGAATAAACGCTATGGTCCGCGTTCTTATATTCGTTAAGGCTCCAATGGTAGTCGTGTACAATCTTAGAGATATGGTTAAATTGCCTGCCTTGTTCTGTCTCAGGATTAAGCAAAACAAGCTCCTCGTTTGCAGGCTCGTCAGGATCGTCCGGGTCGCCCGGCGGCACTAGATCTAAATCATATGCAGCCTCTGCATCTACACCTTGCTCCCGCAACTTCTGCGCAAGGTCCGAGCCAACAAAATCATCTCGGTCGCTGTCGCCGACGGCAGCATCAAGCCAATCTTGCTGATTTTCAGTTATAAACATCATTGGTTATTGCCGATTAGCTGTTGGTGATTGTTCTGGTCCTAGCAGCCAGTTAAGGCTGCTTCGATCAATATCATACCAACGACTTTCCTCCACACCACGCCCACCGTCAGGATCATTTACAGCAGCGCCTACTCTGCGGTGAATGGCTTCAATTGCGTTGATACGGCTTTCGATTGCAAACAATCGACGGACGCCTATGCGCTGGCTTCGTTTTAATTTACCAGCACGCTGCACCTCGCCAAGTTGCTGCTGCGTTTTGCCAGCAAGCGGAATTTCTTTAATGCCTTGCTCAGCCTTGTATCCGTTAAACATGTTTGTATACATCTGGCGCATCTTCACTAGCTTAGCGGTTAGGTCCGGCTGCAGATCTTGGCTGCCATCTAAAGCATTCCGCTTAACAATTAGATTGCGCATATTTTTTGGCAGACCTTGCGCCAGCCCTTTTATTCCAATGTCCTTATCTCGAACAAACTGGCTAATAACTTGAAACGCTGCTTCCGCTGGCCGCAGTCCGGCCTCAAGGCCAGCATCATACCGCCTAAAAATTTCCGCATTCTGCATCGCTTCAAATGTTTGTCCAAGACCTTTTGGCCCTCCGAACTCGTCGTCTGTTATGCCGGTCATTCTTTTTAAATAATCGTGGTATTGTTTTTTTTCTAAAAACTCCGGTGTTTTCTTTTTGGCGTTGTCGATATCTCTAAGCAATTCTGACCGTGCCAACTGTCCAATATGCTGGCGACTATAATGGTTCTTTATTTCACGACTGACCGCCTCAAGGTCGTCATCTGTGACCGCGTCGCGTATCGCGCTGCGTAAATTGTTTACTAGAGGCCGGTTAAAAATTTTGTCGGCACCTACCATCGCTTTGGTAATGTCGTCTTTTTGGTCATCTGTAAGCGTGCGATCAAGCAGGATATCGGTAGCTGTCGGCATTGTTATCTCCCTGCCCTCGCTATCGACCTGCGGCGGACCACCTGCTGCACGCGTGCGAACCTTTCTGATGATGTCTAGGTAATCTTCTGTATTTTTTACACCCAGCTTTTTCGCGTTGCGGTCGTCTTGTCTTTCCTTCTCATTGCTCTGACGCACAAGCCGCAGCTCATCTATGTCGGCTTGCCGCTTAGCCATCTTGCTAAGTTTGTTTGCAGCGTCCGGTGTCAAGTCGTGATAAGGCGAATTTGGGTTTGCGTAGTTATCAATAGCCCGACCGAGCGTGCGCGACGCAGCTGCATCACGCATTGAAAACGCCTGCAGTTCATCCAACACATGATCCATAACAACATCGCTGCGTAATGTTCTTATTTCCTTTAAAATGTTTTGTTCAGTCTCACCGTTTAGTATGCCATTTTCGCGAATTTTAAGCTCGGTTTCCCTTACCTTTTCTTTAAATGTTGGGCCATTAAAGTCATGCCGCGATAATTCTCGCCGCATTTGGAGTATACTTTGATCATTCTGCGCGCGGTGGCGGTCAAGGTATCGAGAGCGGAGCTGTGTTTGTATTCCCGGCATTGCCGTGCGCATTTTTGACGCCGCAGAAGCCTTAAATCTGCGACGCACGTCGCGATCTTTTATTCGCGATGCTTGCGAATCAATCTGCTTCTGCATTTGCACTTTAAATTGTTGCAGTTGCTCTTGCTGCGTCATCGCTGGCCCCAGCATCGCATTACCAGGTCGCGGCCCTAGCCCAGCCGGGACGTTTGGATTGATAACCACGCGTGACTGCCCAATCGGGCCAACCACTGCTTCGTTTTGTTTGTTAAAAACAAAGTCACTGAATTTTGCCTCTTCACTGGCAAGCATCGTGGCGTTTTCCTGCTTTTCTTCAGTAATAGCAATATCGCCAAACACTTCTCCTGCACCGCTGATCGCTTTGCCCATGCCAAAGGCGGCATTTGCAGGCGCAGCATACGCACCCGGTGAAGCCATCGCGCTGAGCGGTCGAGCGCCTGAGTCGCGAGTAAGCTGCGTCTGTCGCTGATAGATCGGCACCTTCATTATGCTGACGCCATCAAATAAGACTGTCTAGCCATTGACTGCAAACCCTGCAAGGTTGCGGTGTTCGCGCGAATTTGACCTGCTTGCATTGCCATTGCGCCCTGGTCTCTAAACAGGTTTGCGCGCAGGCGTTCGTTCACGCCCTGCTCACGCAGTGCGGTTTCTTGCGCAGCGGCGTTCATGCGTCGTGCTTGAATCTCGTCGTCCTGACGCGCGGCGTTGGCGATCATAACCTGCCTCGGCGTTCCTGTGTTTGCGCGAAAACCGGAAGCTCTATAGCGTGCCCCGACCGCGCGATTGAAACGATCCGCGTCATCGCGGAATCTGGTGATATCGATTTCGGATACTAGCTGAGAAAAGTCTGCGCGAATGTCTGCAGCTTTCGCATTTCGCTCTGAGATTCGAGCGTTGTATTCAAGCGCTTGACGCTGCGCGGCGGCAGCAGCACGAGCGGCGCGTTTCTGATACATCATGCCAAACGCTTGCAGGCCAAGATTTGCGCCGCCGAGCGCAGTACCAGTCGAAATTGGTTCAACCATTTTTTAACCTCGAATAAATTTTGTGATCAGATCCGTCGGGCCCGAACTTTCGGAGAACGCCTTCGCGCTCGAACCCGAGCCACTTTAGAAAACGCTCGCCTCTCTCAAAATCTGCATGCGTAGTCGCTTGCACACGCGTGTAGCCTTTTCTTTCAGCGATGTCGTCGAGAAACCGCCGCACAGTCCGAACCGGGCCGCGCGGTCGGGCCAGCAACCGAGCCGACGGCAGCAGCCACGCCTCGCCAACGCCAGGCCAAAGCTGCCAAACGCCAGCTGACAGCACTAAATGGCCGTCTTGCATTATTGAGTGCGCAGCGCCGTCTTCACCAGCAACTACGTCAAAATACGGTCTCATAGATACGTCTGCGTCAGCTAAAACGCCGAAATCTTTGCGACCGCGCTCGATCAGTTCCTCCGCGTGTTCCGTTATAAATTTGACGACTTTTTGTGTCATATTCAGCCTTAAATTGACTGTGCGCCTGTAAAACTTGCGACGAAAGCATTTGTGTATGTTTGCTTACATACCCAGCCGCAATGCTCTTTACCTACCCTGTACGGCTCATTTTGGCGGTTGTTTTCTTTAATCGAAGGTCTGAACTCTTGCGAAACAAGCGATAACCGTCATTGGCAGCGGTAAATCCTGACGCACGACAACAAAAGAATCTTGATCGAATCCGGTCGGAAATTCGATTTCTTTATCACCGTCAAACAACGGGATCGCGACATCCATCGCGTCAGCACCGGATCGAAACGGAATGCGGTCTAATGCCGCAACACTGCCACCAACCAGCGCATTTACGGTTCTGAAAAACCGTACCGTAACCTCATCGATGCGCTTGATCTTGCCCTGTGCTGTTCCGTCCGTGCTTCCGGCCTCCAGGCGCATCGTCGTCAATGTTGATTCGTTCTTGAGGCCGATATGCGCTTTTGTCGTACTTCTGCTCAGCGTAATCGCAGCGCTAGACACCTGTCGATCTGGATGCGTCGAGCCTTCTTCTAATATTACTACAGGCTCGCCTTCCAGGTGCGATAGGCCGCTCAATGTCGTCGCGGCGGTGCCGCTGTAGCTCAGACCGCTATCTGTAAAAAATGCATCACTGACGTCGGTGCCAAAGTCAAAGTTTTTGAGGTATTCCACATACCGTTTGGTCGCACCGTTAATAGTGCGCTGAACGATCATGTAGACCTCGTCCTCGGTCGCGGACGGGATTGAAACGACGCTCTCGACTAGCGCGTGACTTTGATCTGTTATAGCAAGCCGCACCTCGTCGGTCGACGTAATCGATAAAAATCCAGCACCGGCACGCGTCGTCTCGTAGATCGTGACAACATTTGCGGCAGGGTTTGCGACAGTAAAATCTGCGTGCGCGTTAATCGCTGCTTGAATGTTGTCGGCGGTAGTATCGTTGTTCGTAAGTGGTCTGAAACCCAGCGAGCTGCTTGGCGACGAAGATCCAGCCGCCTCACTTGTAAACGTCACCGACGTACCGTCTGACTTCGTCAGTGTCAGCTTTGTGCCGACAGCGATGTTTGCAAAGTCTGTGACGGTTACGGTGCAGTTACCACTGATGCCGCCGATTTTATGTTTGTGCCAGCCGACGACTTTTTCCTCTCGCTGATACGTCATGCAGGCCATTCGACCGTCGGTCAGTGCGCACCACACGACAGAGTCAGGTTCCTGCTGATAAGTCATATCAACGATGCCGGTCTCTGTGATGTCCTCGGCCAGGATCGTCATATCGGGCGCGACGTATGTATCGCTGCCAAAGTTATAGGTCAGCTCTCTTAGTTTGCGACCTGCACGCTGAACAAACAAAACGGTATGGCCGACCTTGACCGGCTCGACTTCTGTTGAGCCATGGGCGCTTTGCTGTTTGATCTGCGCGTTTGTCGGCGTGATTGGCTCGTCAGTACCCGAAGCTCTAACCGCAAATTCTGACGCCTGCGTGCCGACCAATAGGCTTCTCGATGACGACAGGTAACGGATGACGTTTATCTCGTTCGAGCCAATCGTATATATGAGCGCACTGTCGTCCTTATCGCCTGCTAAGAAATCCTCGAACGATCCACCGACCGAAAAGAACAACGTCTGAGGCTGCGTTGTCGTGGCGGCAAATGTCAGCCGCTCCTCATAAAACGCGACGCAACTCGGAAACCCTGTCGTCGTTGAAAAGGCACCCAACGCCCATTCATCGTCGGCCTCCAGTTTCCCGCTGATTGTGTGACCGCTATCTGCTGCCTCTGCGACAAGATCATCACTCGGCGAAATGACAAGTGTGTCCTCAGTTACCTTTACTATTAAAACGTCTTTATTGTTCGACGTCGTGCCGCTGATCGTGACGGTCATGCCGTCCTTGAATCCTTCCGCAATAAACTTCTTTGCGGTGTCGACAATTCGGTCGTTATGCTCCAGGCCAGTGCTGTCAGGGTCGCCTTCCGCAAAACTAATCGTACTGGCCGCGTAGACAGGCTCCAGCTCAGCAACAAAGTCTTCGTTGTCCTGCGCAGTAGCAGTCACCGTCGTGGTGTTCGTCACAGCCGTGATTTTTGCAAAGCCATGATGCAATTTGACGAGACGCCCAACGTCAGTCGATTGAAAGCCATCGCCGCTATTAATGCCAGTTACAGCGCTCGCGCTAATCGTGATGCTAGAGCCAGTCCGCGCATTGGCCGTCAATGTCGTCGTCGTACTGTTTGGATCGAGGAACGGGCCGCGTTTAAAGTCTACGTCTGTTATTGTCCAGGCCGTATCACTCGTCCGGCTAATTTTACGCACAGCATGCTCGTTATGGACAACGTACATAACGTCTGCAGACTGCGCGAATTTAAGATCAAAAAGCTGTGCGGTCGTGTAAGTCGTCGTCACCTCGACCGGCGATGCTGGCGAGCCGCTGGTAATCTGACCGCCATCCTTGAAAACGCGGAAATAGTTATTGCCAAATTCGAGAACGTAACTCTGCGTCACCGAGAATTGAAACTTGACCAGCCGCGTTTTCGCACTGCTGGATTTCACCTCCGCAATAAAACGTGTGCCGGGTCTACGGCTTACGCCGCCGTGACTATGTACTATAAAGTTCTCCAGCTCGCTGCAGCCGTTGTAATACTTGCTGAGATCAGTCCGACCGCCCAGCCGTTTTGACAACCGGCCAGCCGTGAAGTTGCTGAAGGCATAGGTAGCTTTTGCCATTAGAGACGGGCATCCGTAAAGTAATCGGCTTGGAGCGCGCCACTGGCCGCAACGCCAAGCACTGCGCCTGGCGTTCCCTCGGTCGCATCCACGAATCTCGCCTCTTTCAGCTTTGATTCGTATAAGGAATACATATTCTGCGTGAGGCTTGTGCTTTGCGACAACGTAAACGAAACATCCGCAGCCAATCGGGCGGCGATAGCTTCTTGCAATAGAGTATCGTAGGTATTCGGGTCCGTTACTCGCGCAATGTAGATAAGGTTTATCGACTGCTCGTTTGTAACAATCTTGCGTCCTTCCACGCGGAACTCTATGTCAAGGTAGTCGAGGCGCAACACACGCAAACAGTATGGATCTGTAGGCAGCGTGAAAGCGTAGTCCCAATCGAATGCAGGCGCGTCGGTGTCTGGCGCTAGGTTGACGCGCGTTACTGCGCAGTTCCATGGGTGTGCACGTAACACCGCATCTCTAATGCTGTCATATCGTTGATTTGATACCCGCGCAGCTTTTGAATCTTCGCCGCGCTCAATGATATTACTCGCGCCGATCATGTTCATCGCCGAGTTAATAATGTCAACTTCACTCGCCATTTTCGCGTCCTAAGAAAATTAAAAGTGCTATGCGCTTGCCGCCGCTATGCGGCAACACGCGGTGACGTTCGTCACTACTGAAGATCAGCAGGTCGAGGTAATGTCTGTGCTTTGTGCCGTCGGCAAACTCAAGGTTGCCGCCGACGAAGTCATTTGTAAGCAGCACGCTGCCGCTATAGGCACACCACTTCATGTGGCCTCTGTCGCCCTGATCTGTGTGCCAATCATGGCCGTCGGCCTTGCTCTCTACACGCGCATAAGACTTTGGCGTGATTGCTGCGTCAGGTGCCACATTTTTAATTGCGTTGACCATCCGCTCAACCAACGGATGATCGAATTGCATCATCGTGACCGTGCGGATTGTCTCCGCTTCGCTTTCGGTCAAAGCGTACTTAATTAGCTTTTGCATAAGAATTGCGGGGAGCCGCAATCGCCAGCTCCCCGCGAATCTTCCTAGTCTACCACGTAGGTGACGACAAACGACAAATCGCCTGCCGTGTCACCGGCCGCGTCGAACGTAAGTCCGAGCAAGTAGTGACCGCCTGGATCGCTGGATTGCCCAGCGTCTTCCCAGACCTTCTGACCCATGGTGTTAATGTTACGAGCCTCGAAGGCGACCTCAGTACCAGTGACCACAGCACCGCGAAGGTCCGTGATTGCACTGGCGTAGCAGTCGTCGTCAATTGCTGTAACCTCACCATCGGCAGAGTACAAACCGACGTCTGTTGTGTTGGTCGTTCCAGAATCAAGATCATCATTGTAGAGCTTGATTGAAATAACCGACGCGTTCGTCGGAAGCGGACAAAGCATTGCCGTGTCCGACGCAGATAAATCACCTGCCGCGAGTGCGATTGTGCCGCTTGCGACACGCATACGACCGCCAAGCTGATGAACCGGGTTCATCGCATGCGGGTCGGCGAGGTAGTTCGTCACTAGAGTTTGATTCACATTAGCCATGATCTCTACCTCCTATTCGCTGCACAGGATTTGAACTACTTTTTCTTCTTCCATGCGCGTGGCACCGAAGCTGGCGCACACATAAACTTGCGTGCTGTAGCTCTTATCTGCTCGTTGACCTATCTCGGTTTTGAGATCTTTACCGACGGCCAGTTTGATACCGTCTTCGGCCCAAGCAAACACCTTGCGGTGGCTAGATCCGTCAACGTTCAACCTGTTCGACGTTATAAACTCGAAACCTAAAAAGGTGTTAATGTCACCTTGTACAAGCGCCTTCCGTACCATCTACAGCTTTCGCTGCCAGCTTGCGCTGTTTGTGGTCTGGACTTTCTCTTCATCTCAGTGAGATGCTGCCCGTTAAGTCTCTACACCTTCCGCAATGCGGCTTGGCTCGGGATTACCATTTTACAGGCTTCCCCGAATTTGAGCAGTTTTCAGCTGACCGTCGCCGGTCAGTTAGGCAAAGAATTTACCGTATTGAAATCGCTAGAGGTAACAGTAGTCGAATTGAGAAGATCTTCGACCTGCTCGGGATGAACCGCGATATAACGCTTAATCGACGGGTCAACCGAATTCTGGTCTAATATCTTTTTCGCTTCGACCAATTTAGCGATGGTCAGGCCTGCGGCAGGCGAACCTACTGCAACCTTCTGACCAGCTGGCAACGCAGTGCTTGTGCTGCCAGATTTGCCGGTTGATGCTGACCCGAGGGCCGCATCGATGATCGAATCATCCATAGCGCGACCGATTGCGAACGCAGCTGCGTTTGCATAAGTCGATGTTGGATCGATCAGCATTTGGACTTTATCTGGGTCGTCGATAAGGTCCGCGTATTCATAATGATCCATCGTCACCATACGCCTCGAATGTGGCGTATCAGACAACGGCGTATCACCATGTCGTGTAGTCCGCTTCTGGGCGGTAGCTGAACCAATCTGATCGAAAAATGCTTTTTCGCCGACGATTGATTCCTCGCTTACCGCGTTACGAAGCAATGAGCCTTTCTGCTGGCTCAGCAACTGAACATTAGTGCTGAACTGCTGGGAAAAGGCTGTAGTGATTTGTGTAGACAAATCAGCCTCCATCGTTTCGGGTTAAGGATAAGCGGTTGTCCGTTTGCACGGGCCTGTTGCGTGGGCCTCTCAGTTATCCACGACTTTCTAAAAAACAACATCACTTGACGAGCCGGGCTTGCGCTTGTCGACCTGTCTCGCTCTGCTGTTACGCATCATCCACTTCTGGATGAATTTGTTCTTGAATACTTAATGCACGATCAACGTACGCTGCATGCTGCGGGTGCCGCGCATCCCAATACGGGCTATCTGGACGCATCACCTGCTCCAGTTCTGCCTGGGCTTCCTGCGGCGTAATCGCGACCGAATCTCTGTCTCCGACCATTGCGTCCTCAGAAACGCTTTCGTGTATGAATTGCGCAGCGTTTACGATTGTCTTCACAAACGCCGGATTGTTGAGCAGCGGCGTGCCGTCTTCGAGACGCAGATCCTGCAGGCCTTCAGCACCGAACTCGCCGATAAAGTTATCGCCTTTATTGAGGCGGTCATCAAACGCGTTGCCATATTCCTTTTGCAGCTCTGCCGTGCTTTCGGCTTTTGCGGCCTCCAAATCAATTTGGCCGGTAGCATCTTTGCCAACAAGCTCGGTGTAACTATCCGCAAGCGCTTGTGCCTGCCTTGGATTTAAACCGACCTGATGCGCGGCGTTTTCAAACCATTCGGTCAGGGCCGGGTCGGCTTCACCATCTTCGACCTGCCACGTTAGGTTATACTCTGCCGCCGTGTCCGGCCTGCCAAGTTTATTGTAAACCTGATCCCAATCTTCGTCGTCGGCCCATTTGCCCGGCACCGCGATCTTGTCGGCACCGACCATCGACTGCGCATGCACCATCGACTTTGCCAGGCTGGCTACGTCCTGCATGCCACTTATCGACGGATGCTCCCGCAAATCGTCTGGC